TCAAATTCTCTTATCACAAGATAATTCAGTGCTTCATACACAGGATATTGATACATCAGCCAGTAATGAAAACCTACCATGTCGGTTTTTTCCAACTCTGCACCATACTGTTTTAATTTGGAATCTGTTTCTCTATCACGCCAATAATTATAGGCTCCTCTAATATCATCCACATATTCATCATGATTTTCTATGCCGTAGTTCAATCTAATATGTGCGTGAGCCTTGCCAATGCCATAGTGAATATCTTTGGTGATGTCTTTTAATTGTTGTATATTCACATACGGGTCCATACAGATGTATGGCTTACCATAAACACCTTTCATGTTACCCCCACACGTTGAAAATATATTTGGGCACCAGTCCTGCATTGGATCCTGCATGCCATGCAGTGCGTCGGGGCCATTTCCAAGTGCTGCCTGTTTCTTGATTGTACAAACAATCATCCTCCACAATGAGCACATGTCCTGGTGCTGGTGGACTAATATGACAATGAAATCTTACTATTTCTTTTTTGTGTTCCAAAGTTTTTTCATCATCGGTGATATCCCAATGCCAAGGTGCCACATCACCTGGTTTTACTCTGCTGATCCAAGCATTGATATAACTTTTCATACCCACCCATGCACAAAACTTTTCCACTATCTTTTTGTCAAAATTTGTGTTTGGTAAGTACATGTCCCAACTGGCATTGCCTCCTTCATGTTTCATTTTGTATCCAGCTTCTCGCAAGGGTTTGGCTACTTCTTCTACCCCTGGCACAAGATGCCCCACATCATGTCTTGGTCCAATGTAAGCACCCTGTTGATTTTCAATGTCTCTTATCACATTGCTCCAATCTATTATGTTTTTGCAGTTGCCCACATACTCAAGCATTTAAAAAATCTCCTGGCCATTCACCAATATTCATGTGTATAGTGTTGTCATATATTTTCCATATGTCATACGTGTCTCCTTGCAACGCTGTCTTGGATCTTGGATGTGTGTGATCAATCACAACACTTTCATACACAGATTTGTGAACATATCTGTCTTGTTCGGACGCAGTGGCATACCAATCCATACAATGCATGCAGTTTTTGTTGTCCAAATAGAATGTGTGTGGATAAATGTTAATTTTTCTTAGATTTTTATCGCAAATATCTTTAAGCACATTTTTTATTTGCTGTTGCCAGTTGGGAATTTCTTCTATCGCGCCTGTATGTATCATTTCGCTGACACTGCGATCATACCATTTAAAATCTATCAGTCTATTTTTTCTATCAATATCAATAATTTCTGGTGCATAACTTGTGCCACTCACCTTTACTATGTTGTTCACTTCGTCTTCAAAAAATCTTTGCCTTTCGCTGTCAGAGAGATTAGATGCAGCATATTGATTGGGATTGAAATTCATGCGGAAAATAGTTTTAGCAGGATTAATTAATGGTTCATAAATTAGATTGGCCACCATACGCATACCATTTTGCCATTTGTAAAAATTACTCCAGTATTCAATCATGATCTATCCTCACTTTAAATCCGCAATTTTCGGAAATGTTATTTAATTCTGTCAAATATTCTTGTTCTAAATCCAGATGTATTTCTTCATCTGTGATAGCTTTAAAATTATTAATAATTTTTGCCTTATTTGCTTTGTTTAACCAGATAGAAAAAGTTTGATCAAAAAGATATCTCAAATTGTAAGGGCTATCAATGGCTCTAATTTTTATCTGGATTGGATTTTTTAATTGACTTTTATTGAGCAAACGTCTTACTACCAATTGGATTCTGTCTAAATAACCAAAATTTACAGCAGTGTGTATGCGTGATGTGTCCATGAGATAGCAACAGTTGTCCACCAATGTAGGATACATTTTGCCATGGGCTAGATCTATCAAATAACTGTGTTCACCCTGCAAATTGACATGATATCTGTCATCTATGTCTGCATGTGCTGTGTAATTGCAGCCAGGTTTGATCATCACCAGTCTTGCTTGACCCACAGGACCCAATTGTTCAAAAAAGGAAATTAAATTGGCATGTTGAAATGCCGGTTTTAGATGCCAAGGATCATAAAACCAATTTCCACTGGGTGAATTGATTTCGATTTTTTGCATTAAGTCCTCAGGATCTTCATCAAATTTGCAGTTTGTGATAGCTTTTAAGATATCAGCTGATGAAAATTTAATATCTATTTTTTGCAGCATAATAGTAATTATCGCAAAAAAAATGTGGTTATGAAAATCCGATAAATACCTTGTCCATAATATGCCTAAATTTGAATTGATCAAAAAAATTTATCGTACAAGTGTGTTCAGCAAAATTTTGCATGAGCAGGACGGAGTAATACTTCCTTTTCAACTCAATTGGAAAAAAATTGGTATCAGCGTGAGCGGAGGAGCCGACAGTGCTCTAATGTCCTATCTCCTGTGCAATATCATTACTGAAAATAGATGCGAAACTGCAGTGCATATCATCACCAATGTGAGATGCTGGAAAACTCGACCTTGGCAGCAACAAAACAGCATAGATGTATATAATTGGTTGCTGAAAAAATTCAAACACATACAGTTTTATCGTCATGAAAATTTTATAGCTCCTGACTTGGAGTGGGGTTCCAAAGGACCCAATATCGTGGATGAATATGGAAAATTAAAAAGCGGCAATCAAATTGAACTGCGAGCACACGCAGAATATGTGGCTCACACGCAGCAATTAGATGCTTGGTATTGCGGGGTTACTAAAAACCCTGATAAAGAATTTGATGGAAGACTGGTGGATCGAGATGTTGTCATAGACGCAGACTTAGATATTACACTGGATCGTCTGATCAAAGCACACATGGGCGGCTATGCTTGTCACCCATTCACATATGTGCAGAAGGACTGGATAGTTGCCCAATATAAAAAATTAGGCATTATGGACCTATTCGATCTTACTCGCAGTTGTGAAGGTGACAAAGAAACTCATCCCAAAGTCTTTGGTGACTTGGATTACAGGACCTACAAGCCTGGGCTGCCCGTGCCAGTGTGTGGAGAATGTTTTTGGTGTAAAGAAAGAAATTGGGGGTTAAACAATGCGTGATCACAGTGAATATTGGATGAATGAGGAAGATTCACAACTGGGCAAATGGCAGAGAGAAATAGAATCTGTCACAGGCACATCTACCTACTGTATATTGCCTTGGATACACTTTGCCACCAGACCCAATGGTGACATGCGACTGTGTTGTTCAGCCAATGCCAGTGGTGCCGGATCAGATCACACAGTGGGTATTATTAAACGAGAAGATGGCAAGCCTGCCAATTTTGGAGTGGACACTCCTATGAGTGCTTGGAATAATGACTACATGAAAAGTGTGAGAACCACCATGTTAAAAGGTCAAATACCTGCCAGTTGCACCAAGTGTTTTGCTGAAGAAAGTGTGGGAGTGGTCAGCAAAAGGATTTGGGAGACTGGCACTTGGCACCGTGATGGGGTTGATGTGCCTGAATTGATACGACAGACTAAAGCAGATGGCACAGTGCCTGAAAAATTGTTGTATCTGGACCTGCGTTTAGGTCACACCTGCAATATCAAATGTGTGATGTGTTCACCACATGACAGCAGCAAGTGGGTACAAGATTGGCAACAACTGATGCCACAACTGCAGAATAAAGAAGTTAAAGATCAAATTCAGTGGGATAGAAAGGAATTCAATAATTTTTGGCATGAAAAAGATACCTTCTGGCAAGAAATGTACAAACAAATACCCAATCTGAAACAAGTGTATTTTGCCGGTGGTGAACCTCTTATGATCAAAGAACATAAAACATTCATAGAAGAAATTGTTCGTCAAGGATATCAGGATACTATATTGTTGCGTTACAATTCTAATGGCATACTGGTGGATGAAGATTTAATCAAATTATGGAGTAAATTTAAAAAAGTAAAATTTGCTGTGAGCATGGATGCCACTCATCAGCGTGATGAATACATACGTTTTCCCACTCAATGGAGTACTGTGGAAAAGAATTTACATATGTTGGACAATACTCCTGACAACATTCAAGTGAGTTTGGCCACTGCCATACAAATTTTTAATATCAAACATCTTCCAGATTTTATGAAATGGAAAATTAAGAGTGGTTTTAAAAAATTAAACGTAGGCACTGTGCCTGGCGGAGTACAAATGGGTGGTGGATTAGTCAACATGCATTTATTGTACATACCAACTTTTTTAAGCATACAAATATTGCCACAAGAAGACAAAAAACAAATAAGAGCACTGTTTATGGATTTTAAAGATTGGTTGTGGCACAATTATAGACAGGACGATGATTTTTGGAAAATAAATCCTTATGGTTGGAGACGTTGGGAGGCAGTGTTGGATCATATGGACTCACAGGATCATTCTAGATTGTTGCCTGGTTTCAAAGATTACGTGAATAAATTAGATGCTATTAGAGGAATTTCTGCAGTGCATACCTTTCCTGAACTGGCACATTTGTTATGATAACTCAAGTTTACAATCCGCAACGTAAAGACGTCTTACGTTTGGAATTTATGATAGGTAATACCTGCAATTATAAGTGTTGGTATTGTTTTGAAGGATCACATGAAGGCACGCACAGGTGGACTAATGACTTGGATCAACTGGTGATAAATTTTGTTCATTTGTTTGATAGATACAGAGCGATAGGCAAACGCAAACTAGAACTGCACATAGTGGGAGGAGAACCCACTTTGTGGCCTCAGTTGGGAGAATTCATAGAAAAAATACGCAAACAAATTCCGTCACATATTTCTATCAGCAGCAACGGCAGTAGAACACTGAGATGGTGGGAACAATATGCACATGTGTTTGATAAAATTTTATTGAGTTGTCATCATCAACAAGTGCAAGTGCAAGATTTTATCAAAGTGGCTGACATGTGCCATAAAAAAGGACGCAGTCCCACTGTGATGATGTTGATGGACCCTACTGCTTGGCAAAAATGTTTAGATTTAATTGAAACTTTAAAAACCAGTCGTTACAAATGGTTTATAGTGGCCATGGAGGTCATGCATAAGACTATCAAATTCACTGACGAACAAAAAAAATTTGTTGCTGACCCAATTAAACGTATGCCTAATCTTTGGACAATCTTTCGTCAATCTAAACACATGAAAGGTTCGCCCAAAGTTAAATTTGAAGATGGCTCCATTAAATCTGTGAATAGAAACTGGATTGTGCTGAACAAACAGAACAATTTTTATGGCTGGATGTGCAACATTGGAGTGGATAGCATGATGATAGATCCTGCTGGCGTGATCACAGCAGCTTGTAGAACAAAATTATTTGAACAGTACAACATATATGATACTGATTTCACAAAAAAATTCAATCCTAATATTAAGCCAAAAATTTGTGACAAAAAAAATTCCTGCATGTGCCAACCTGAAAGTTTGTTAGACAAATATAGAATTTAATCTTTAAAGGCGTTCAGAGCTAATTTCAACACCCAGCGATCACCTTCTGGACCCATATGATTGGTGATAAAAAGGGATGGTATATGTTTGAAAAATGTTTTATCCAGCAACTGACGAAATTTATCAGTATTACAACTGATGTAATACAATGTAGTATCCACTTGAGTGCCATGAGTCCATTGGTATAATATTTTTATGTCTTTCAGTTCTGCTTTGTGCCATTCTTCTATCTGTGGTTGTCCAAAACTGTAAAAATGAATTATCTTTCCTTTCACATTTTTTAAAAATTCATTATCCAGCCAATAGGCCACTGCTTGGAACTCCAAATCTTCTTTTTCATAATCTTGTAGATGCTCAATATACATCTGTGCAGCTTTATGTCTGCCGTTATTCTCATTAAAAGATGAGCCGTGATTGAAATCACCCTTAGGATGATATATCCTATGTGTTTCGGTCCAGCAGAATACTGTGTAATCTAAATTTTTGTATCTATCGAAGTTTTTTGTGTAGTCTATCACTGTGGTCCAATAGCTGGAACCCCCCACTCCTGTGTGCACAATTTTACTGTCGAGATGATCTGCCAGTTGTCCCATCCAATTGTGTTTTTCGGCCCTGGCACAAAAACTGTCTCCAAAAAATCCTATCTGCTTTTGGGCACTTGCACGTCCGCGATACATACGCAACTCTCCTGTGTACATTTGGTTGGTTTGTTGGGAAATATAATATCGTCATCATCTATCCTCTTGCCAACAAAATTTTTGTAATTCATATAACAACCTGCTCCTAATTTAAGTGTCTGATCATAATTTATGTAGATACGATTAACTCCTATCCAGCATTGATAACCCCTCCAGTCAACTATGCGATTGGTTACTGCCCAGTAAGCGTCAAATGACTGCTCCCCTTGATCCGTAACTGCTATCATGCTGCGATCTACATCAGCATTTTCTCCGTCTAATCTCTTCTGCTCTCGCACTGGTTTGTTGAAAATTATTTTTTGCTCATCGGTGTAGCTGTACAATTGTCTTAGACTGGAGATATCAGTCTCCCAAGTGTGAAACAGAGGTTTGGCCTGTATGCCCCATTCCTTTCTGCGACTGAGTTTTAACATATCGATGATTGCTAAACATTTTTCAAATAGTGTGGGCATCATCATCACGTGGCATGTGACCTCTACTCCCATGTCTGTTAGCATATCACACACAGCTGATATGTGACTGCCATCTGCATATTCAGGGTGAATGCTGAAGTGTGCAGCAAAAAAATTTTTGCCATATGTGCGCCAATAGTCCTTACTGGCTGCAGCATTACTGGCCACTATCACTATGCTATTTTTTTTTGAATTGATGTATTGGCACAGTGTGATGAAATCACCATACATCAATGGTTCTCCACCACCGAATTTCCATATGTAATTTTTTATGCCAATTTGTGAATAGTGTGTGATGACCTTGTCTACAAATTTCATAGCTGATTCTATATTAGCCCATGCATGGCTGCCGCTGCGCAGTTCATCTATACAATAAGAGCATTTATAATTGCACGTGTTGCCTAGCAACCATTCTATCTCTAACACGTCATTAAATAACTTGTGCTTGTAATCTATGCTGTGTATCTGCATATTTTCTCTTTGGTTATGTTTATGTCTGCAGCACAAGTACACCAATCTCTTGTGCACACTATGAACTCTGTTGGCAAAATGAAAGTGTTATTGTAGATGTTGCCCAAACTGCCTCCCACTCTACAAGTGGCCCTATGCACTTCACCATCCCAATTGATCATGAGACTTTCCACACCCGCTTGACACTGCCATCCTTTGAAATGATTGATTTTTTCTATCAACAAGTCATTCACATTGCACTGCCTGCTGCCATCTATGATGGTATTTTTTGGTGGAGTATGATTTTCTTTGTCCAAAAATTTTCTCTCTGCTTTGCTGTATTTCTCCATGTCCACAAAATTATCGTGACTTTCGGTCCAGCGTATGGGTCTCAAAGCATATCTGATACCGATTCCCTTCAGTTGGGCACACACTGTTTTAACGTCATTAAGACGCCCCGGCAACATCATCAAGTGTACTAGAACATTTTTGTTGTTGCTGCCCTTATACGCCTTTATAATTGAATCTAATACACGTTTATAATTGTATTCTAAATGCACACTGAACACCATGTGATCCACGTATTCACTCAGTAATTTTTGGTAATATTCTGCAGTTCTGGTGCCATTGGAGGTGATGTTGATCCAACTAACTTTTGGTCTAATGTGCTGCAATAATTCCACAAGATTTGGATGCACACAGGGTTCTCCTCCAGTGAAACTGATGCGTAATTTTTTGTTAGTTATTAATGTTGTCAGTTTGTCAGCAGTGTTTTTCAACACTGTGATATCCTGATGTTCACTGTGATTGTCATGTATCTCAGTGGGACAATATGAGCAGTCATAATTGCATCTTTTGCCCAAATTCCATTCAATTTTCACAGCCTGTTTGTAATGAGGATAAAGATTTTCTACTTTATACATACTTTGCAAACTCTGGATTTATTTTTTCAAATGGGCCTTGATTGCGTGTGGCATCCAATTCTCTATTGAAATCCACGCAGTCATGCCACAAATGATTGAGATCGGTGGCTTGTAAAAAATTAATATTGTCCTGTATCTGTTGCAAAGTAATTTTTTCCAGCACAGGATGTTGTTGCACAATTTGATAATTTTTAATTTTAGTTTTCATTAATTCCAGTTTGCGTATTACTCTTCTTTTCAATTGTGGATGTATGACCTGTGCACTGAGCACTTTAGGATAATTCACTCTGTGACTGTAGAACACAATGCCCAATTTGTCTAAAAAATAATCAATCACTTGATCAATCTGCATGATGTTGTTGACCTGCACTGTGAATGCTCCCACTATGCGTGTGACTTTGGGTATCTGTTTCATTATTTTGATGTTTTCAATCACGTCCTGGAATTTTCCGTTGCCTCGCACATATTCATACACTTCGTTAAGACCATCTATGCTCACGTTCACTGCAACGCTTTTGAATTTCGGCCAATATTCATGCACGGTTCTGCTGCCTTTGATACCCAGCACTGTGCCGTTGGTGGCATATTTTATTTCGATATTCTGGCCATATCTGCTCAACATGTCCAGTATTTTATAGTGTGTTGGATCCATAAGTGGTTCACCGCCTGCGAATTCCACACGTCGAAAATGTGGCAGCAATTTTTCAAGATTTTCCCAAAATTCTGCTTTGCTGGAAAATAAATCCACATATGGAGCCTCTGTGAGTCCTAGTTTTTCCACAGCATCCACAAGATAATTGCCTTCTGCTTTGTAGTGATGCACAATGTGTTTCCAGTCTTTCCATGATGTGCTGTCTAATGGATTACACATTCTACATCTAAGATTGCATAGATTATTGATTTTTATCTCTATGGTAGGCAGTTCAAAAGGCATACTGTAATCTTCACGCAGAGTATCTAATGCATTGGGATATAGATTTATTCTTGCCTCAGGTGAACTGTCGCTGATGTGCCGCTGTCGTAAACTCTGCACTCCTTGTGCTTCTAAATCAAAACAAGGCTGGCACACATCAGGTTTTTCATTGTTCAAGACCTGTTTGCGTATCTCTTTCATTTTGTCACTGTTCCATGCCTGTTCCAAAGTTTGTTGCTGTATGTTTGCTATGGGCAAACTGCGGCAGCATATCTTAATAGCTCCATCTTCTCTGGTGGCCAACCCTGTGAAAGGATGCATGCAAAATGTACAACTGTTATTATTTTTCATTTTTTTTACCTATGATCATAAAACGTTTGTATTTTTCGGTTTGTAGTTCCACAGGTTCCAACAGTGGAGTTATACCGCTACTGTCAACAAAGTCATTGAGAGATTGTTTGATGTTGACATGCTCCGCTATCTCAAAATTGTTGCTTTGAATGGCCAAAGTTGCACTATGTGGCACAAGTTGCAGCCATGTATCATATTCTAACTGGGTGATGTGTTCACAAGCAGTGTTAATAATTAGATCAAATTTGTTATAATTTTTATATTTGGTCATATCTTGAGTAATCGCAAAGAATCTACCAGCTATTTCATATTGTTTATTCATGTTTCTTGCCACAACTTCACACTTTTTGTCTTTGTCCATGCTGGTTATTTCTTTCACAAACAAATTGCTGTTGAACATCAGTGTGGCCAACACACCATACCAACCACCACATATGAGAACTTTCTGATCAAATGGCCTGGTCAGTTTACTCAAATGCTCAATCAACCAAACCTTGCTGTTGATTTGACCTTTCCAAAAACTTTCCAATGTGCGATATTTGTCATCGGATTGCCTGATAGCATCCATCCAGAACAAAATGTCGTCTATTTTAATTTTTAACAAATTGCACCCCCAGTTTGTCAAATGAACCACACTGCTTGCTGCATTCTTGCAGCCCTGTGGTGGACCATTTGGATTCAATTTTTTCAAAATAAGCACTGTCAAATATTTCTTGCAGAGTTTGTCTGTGCAGATTGGGAAATTGTCCAATCTTGTCAATGTAATCTATTCTGCTCTCCTGCATAGGTGGTATCCATTCCATGTCTAGCCAACAACAAGGAGACACATTGCCACATGAACTCACATACAATTGTTTGTATTTCTGTGCTTTGCACACAATTATAGGATTTTCTTCTTTTTGTGATGATTCAATCAGTGGTATCATGTCTCTGCTGATGCTGCTGGCATACAGTTTATGAGTTGGTCTTCCCTGTTCATCTATCACTTGATGAAAATCTTTTTTGAATCTACTTGTGTGTTTCACTGTGAATTCTTTGAAACCCATGTCTATGCTGATTTGTTTGGCAGTGTTGATTTGATGTTCATTGTGTGCAAATACCAGCATGTGCCATCTGGCATGACCTCCTGCTGTGATGAATGCTTGTGCATTCTGTATTATTTTGTTGTAATCTGTGGCCACCCTATACAATTGATGCGTGTCTTGCAGTCCATCGATTCCAAATATCACACGCACCTGCAATTTAGCCAGTTTTATCCACCATTCTGCGTCTCGAGCACTGCCGTTTGTGTGCATGCTCAATCTGATTGCTGAATTGGTGCTGCGAAGATATTCATAAATTTCCAATGTGTCTCTTGCCACCACAGGATCTCCAAGATTACCACACATAAAAAGACTGTGCAACTGTTGAATAAAATCTTTTGGGAACCATTTTTTAAATAATTCTAAATCTATTTCCTCCAGTTTGATAAAAGGATTTATTGGGCCACCATTTATGCGCCTTGGGCACATAGGACAGCGTGCTTGACACTTGCTGGTGTTTTCCAAATGAATTTCTCTTATGTCGGACAGTTTATACATGTTTGACCTTGGGGATTTTAGAATCTGCTGAACTCACACAGCTGGGAGTTAAACAGATATTTGGTTTATCAAACAACTTGAACCCTTGTTCTATGTTGCCTAAAGGTTCATCATGACAACTGTAACTTCTTTTCACTTCACCTCCTGGTTCACGAATAATACAGCTTTGATAACCTGCATTACAATACCAACCTTTGAATTTGTTGAAACCAAAAGCATTGAATCTTTCTGCTTGATCCATAAAATACACATTGCCTTTGCTGTCTTTCAACTCAATTTGAAATAGATCTTCTATCACTGTGCCCTTTTTGATCTGTTGCGGGAAACCAGTCTGCATTTGATCAATTTGTTTTGCACTATATCCTTCTATCACTCTGCTGGCAGTGGGGTCACTTTGAGGTTTTAAAGTCACATTGATACCTCTTGAATGAAATCTAGTACATCTATCAAAATATTCATTAAATCTTGTGGGCACCATGACTTGATTAATTGTGACAAACACATTGTGAGACATCAACATTAGTATTTTATCTCCGAATGATTGTTCATCTGCGAATTCCGCATGAAAACTTGCAGTGATACTGCGTCTATTCAGTCTAGCTGTGGTATCCAACCATCTCTGCCACCATTTGACTGATGGACTGAGATTGGTGGTCATGTGTATGCTTTGATATTCAGGTTGTTTATCATCACTGTAGTGTTGTATCAGTTTTAAAAAATCCTTGTATGCAGTGGGTTCACCACCTGAAAAACTGAAATGAAAGTTGGAAAATCCATTTGATCTAGCCTGTCTCTTTATTTCATCCACAGTGTTGGTGTAAACCTGCAATGATCTATGATCTTTTGTTTTGCTCTTGGCATAAGGCCAACAGTAAGAACAATCATAATTGCAAAAACGTGCTAGAATCCAACTCACAGAAAATAATTTGCTGTTCAACATGGTTTTTTGTCCAAAACTTTGGATATCTTCAAAAGGAATGTTGGTATCAATCATGTGTTGAGCTTTCAAATTGTGCTTGCAGCCATGCAAAGTCATTTATTTTTTTCAAAGCAGTAGGATTTCCTCTATGTTGTTCACCATATTGTCTGCCTAACACTGCCCCTTGTATTGTTTGTCGACCAAAAGGTTTTTCTTTGCCTTCATTACACCATATGTGCAATCTTTTTTCTGTTTCTACGTCATTCTGTCGATCAATAATCTTACTGCTCAGTTTTACACACTCTCTAAAAGCTGACTTCCATGCACTGAAAGCATCTGTGTTGAAGGCTGTGACATTTGATATCTGTGGCATAGGAATAAACCAATCTGAAATACTGCTGGTCATATCTGTGCTGTCCATATTCATCTGCATGGTTTTTCTTTTTGGCAGTAATTTTACTCCTCCATAGCCATATTCTAAATTATTCACTGGATTCCTGCTGCGCCACACGTGCACTGCTTGTAGATGATATAGTTTAGGCACAAATTTGAAATCAAAATCAGGTTCAATCACTGCATCTGCATCAACCACCCAGAACATTTTAGTGATGCTCCTGTTGGCAGCTTGTTTGTGTGCTTCATGTATGCCTTTGACACCATGTACCCGCTGCGCAAATCCAAATCTCTGCTTTAACATTTGCCAATTGTGATCTGCGTTTGATTCTTGATAACTTATGAACATTATATCAAACATCATATGGTTTTCCTTATGGTCCTTGGTGTGTTAATGTAGACTTTTTTGAAGAAGTCGCTCTGTTCATCCATCAAAGGGTGTGTTGGAAAATCTAGATCAATGTGTTTTTTTATATTGTTGCCTAAAAAACATATCTTATCCAATATCTGTTGATTGTTTTCAAGTCCATGTGAACTACTGATCCAAAGATCTTCTAATTTTTTGAAGTCTCTCACCTCAGTAAAGTCCCAAGGAGTTGCAGCCGGCGCAAATATTCTGTTGCAGGCTTCTCTTGCTCCCAATATGCTGTAAATTCCGTTTTCAACATCACAACCCACAGTCATCCATATGCACAATCTGTGCACATTTTGCCACCATAGTTCGTTTTTAGATTTAATTTTTACATTCTTATTGATACTCATTTTCACTCCTTCACGAAATCCAGCACGCCATGCTTGCTTGGGAGTGGCGTTGACATAACTGGTTGAAAAATTTTCATTAAATTGGAAAAGATTTTTGAAGAAGCAAAATTCAATCTCATTACTGTCCTGTCCTGCAAAATTTTCGTGAGTTTTCATAGTTTTAACAAAGTCTTTGGTCCACAATTTTAAACTTCCATTACCATATCTTAAACCATTCACATTGATGTGCCCACACCAACTGAATATCCAAGTGTCATCCATGCCCATTTGTTTCAGATTTATTTCCATATCTAATATTTTTGGGTCTAATTGGGTGTCTCCGTCCACAGTCATGAAATAATGTGTGCTTGACAGCTCACCACAGGCCTTGTGTGCAGTATCTGAACCATGCACGCCATGTATTCTTTTGGCCCAAGGTACTTTTCGCACAAGATCCGCGTAGTTTTTTTCACAATTGGGTTCATCATAACTTAGAAAAATTATATCGCAGTCTTTGATAGCAATTTTATCCATGTGTTCTTACAACTCCATAGTCGAATATTTTTTTACAATAGAAATCAATGTTATAATCTTGCTGCCAATCATAATTCACACTGTCTTGATCACACAGCATTTTAAGATCTACTTCAAAGATATTAAGTATTTGTGTGGCATCATTGCGTTTACAACAATAAAACATATGGGATCTATTTTGATCATCAGGATTAAATGCTTGTAGTGTTTTTTTAAAACGACTAGAAGCAGAAAATTCTATGCGATTAAGTGTTTTGTTCACAGTGATACATATGGCCGAATCATTTTGGTGTGTGTCAGGTATTTTATACACATTTGGATTAATGATTTCAGTGGTGGATACAGTGTTGTTGGAATCTATGTGCTGCAAAACTCCTTTTTTTCTCAAACTGTAACTGCTATTGTCATAGTGCACTTCATAATTGCTCATGTTTTCCATGCCCATGATAAATTTTTCACCCAAATTTAATTCTATTTCCATGCTGTTTGGCATTTGAGTAGTGCTGCATCCTAGACAACGTCCTGTGGCAGGATCAAATTGTACAAACATTTTAGTTTGTGTGTTCATAATATTTTTTTTCCAATGATTGCAACAACATGTCAGTTAAAAATTCACTTTCTACATAGTGTAGCACTCCTTTTTGTAAGAAATTATCTATTTTTATTTCACAATCTTCATTGAAATACACATTTACTTTTTCCATCCAGTGTGTGGTAGGATACGTCCAATGTTGATTATGTGATTTCATATGAGTAAAAGTCACGTATGAATTTTTCGATGTGATTTCATGCACGTTGTTCATTATTTTTGATGTGATGGCACCACTCACATCCATACTGCGCCAATTTTGCTGATGTTTTGGCGTGAATTTTTCATAAAATGTTTGATAGGTCAGCAGCACAGTTTTTAACATTTCAAGAAACATTTTGTTTTTCTTGGTTTTTTTATAAAAGTGCAATCCAAAATACAAATTAGGCAGTTGATTTTCAACAAATGTTCTGCGATAAAAACTATTATCAGATACTGCATCGCGATAGGTACGCACTTGACTGACAAAATACAAATTGTAGTTGCTGAGAAAGTTCCACCAATGACTGATATCATTCAATATCAACATGTCGGCGTCCATTATGATCGTTTCATCATAGGGAGTTACACTGTAAATTTTGTACCTATTGGCTATTTTCCATGAGTCGTTCACAGCATCATCACTGCCAGGAATATCACACACGTGGTCAAACACTTTCATCATGTGGGAGGGCACTTTGACATTGGTAATAAGACAAAATTTCGCTGATGGCATGTGTATTTTTGTTGACAAAGCCAATGCATATGCTTGTTTCATATAATCCACTTGATCATTGTGCTGCACAAATGTACAAAAACCGCGAGTGATCATTGAAGCACTCCTGAATTTATTATGCCATCCAATGAAAATTTGTTCATCACATGCAAATTTATGTTGACAGCTGATGTATCCAGCAGGCCTTCTGCTGTGATCAGCTGTAGATGCCATTTGTTGTCTTTGAAACTCACAGCCACATCTCTATCTGTGATATAAAATAAAGAGTCAGGCAACTGCTGTGGCCAGAAACTGCGTTGTTTGTGATTGATTTCGTGCAGTGCCATACTGAAAGCATAGTCATTTCTAAAATTTTTTTCATGTATTGTCCAAATAAACCTATAATATGCCCAATTGTGTTTGATGTGGGCTATTAATTCAAACAATTTCTGCACACGTGGCGTTTTTCTAAAAAAGAAAACAGTAGCCCAATACATTTTGATGCCTGTGTCGCTCATATTTTCTATTTGATATTCTGGTTTATGTTGACGGTTGATATATTTGGCATGTTGGTTGATTAAAAAGTCTTGTTTGCTGTGAAAACATTTCAGTAAATTTTTGTTGCCAATAATAAAATCTGTGTCCATAACCAATGTTTCTTCATAGGGAGTCAATGCATAGGCAGATGAACGCAATTGGTTGTGCCATTGATCGCTGATTTTATTCAATGCTCCATTGTAAAAATCCCTCAATTGTGATTGTGTGTTATCATCGTTGATGATCACGTGTTGAAACACTGTGCTATATTTTTTAAATTTATTGTGTAGATGTACAGAACCTTGTGCACTGGTTACCAAACTGACAGGCAAATTAAGAATTTTTTTTACCTGCACAGCAGCAAATATGGATTGTTTGATATAATCTATGGTGTTGTTGTTGTATGCAAACATCACCACCCCTTGATTGCTCATGTGATTTGCACTTTGCCTCTTTCCTGAATCAATCTGTTGTATTCAGTGTGGTAGGAATTAAGATTGCCTTGATACAGGTTCCAAATTTCATCATAAAACTCCTGCAAATTTGATACCAGCACTGGCAGCCTATAATCATCCAACAAAATCACGTCAGACTGTCGCTGTTCATTGAGATAATTTTTACAGAGTGCAATTAATTTTTCATTCACAGTGAATTGATGACCCTGATGAAACCATATGTTGCTGTCCAAAAATTTATCCTGCAGAATCTGCAACTGATTGTTGAAACTTTGGGTGGCAATAGACATCTCCAAAATTTCAATAGCATTTATATTTTTTTTCATGATTTTACTATGCAAGTATAAAACACTTTTTGTAAAAAGTCAATTGTTTCAAATATTTAGATGATAATTTGATAGGTGTGATGTAATTTGGTAAACTATGTGGTCACTGTGCCACTCATGGCACCAAAAGTTGGTTCTGTGATTATGATGGGATCAGCCAATGCAGCATTGGCTATGCGTCTATTCACATTAATGTTAAGGTTGCCATTCACATCTTCATCTATGGTACCAACTGCTGCGTCATTCAGTGTGATTTGAAATTGTATCACAAGATTGAAAGCATCTGTAAATCTTGCTTGTATGTTGTAGTTGTTTGCTGCATATGCACCTGCACCTGTGCTGGTGTAAATTGTTTGAAAAGATGTGGTCAATGTGGTGTAGGCCACTGAACTGGTCAACGTGCCGCCTGCACCTGATCTGCTGCTGGCATTGTTGGCAAATGTCAGCGTGCCCATGCCAGAATACATAGTGTTCCAGTCAGACACTTTGCTTGCGCCACTGCCTGATATGTTGATATCTATTTGCACTGCACCACCTGAATTGAAAAAATGTCTAGCATGATTAGTTGTGCCAAAGGTCACTGTGAATGTGCCCACTCTGGTGGCATTCCACACAGTGGTTCTCACATATGAACTGGCTGTGTTTCCTGTGGTCAATCTGCTGGCACTGATGGTGTTTCTGTTTGTGTCTATGTTGGTAGATAAATTTTCAAACACTGCATAAGAGTTAGGCAGCGTGTTGTCAGTCACTATGTCGCTGGTGGTAACCACGTTCAATGTTGGATAGCTGTTGTTCTGATGCAGATATGCCTTACGTATGTCCGATCTCAAATCATTCATATGACTGTCTTCAATCAACTGTGCCACTGCCACTTGAGAGCTGGTGAGAGTTTGGCCATAACCTTTGTCGCCTGAGCCAGTGCCCAATATGTTAGACACTTGACCTTGCATCGCATTGTATCTTGCTGCTGTTATTAGATCACCTACTGCCATATGTTCTATTTAGTTGGGATAAATTTGCCCTGGTGAATTCTAGAATACATTTTGGTAATTTATTTTATGAAGCACTCAACAAATGTGACTATTTCGCGAGGATCTGACTCCAAAGCAACGGCAAAATACTCACCTTCAGTGACAACCTTGCCCACTCCCGCTTCAGCACTGATACCAATTTTATCGCCTTTGCTGACAACGCCTTTTACTTTGACTGGGACTCTACCTTTGATTGCAACTGTGGTGCCACCTTGCAGATCTGTGTTCATTAAGAATGCTGGAGCAGCACTGACCACTCCAATCACAGGTTTACCCAGAATGGCTGCTGTCACCTCTTTATCTCCGCCGATCATTAAAACTGTTCCCACTTCATATGTGGCATCCGCCAAATATTTTTCTGCCAAGTCCGCATATCTTGCTTGTGTGGCAATACCATTGAATATGTTTGCAGCCAAATTGCCAGAAGCATCTCTCAATGCCACAGAGTTTGAAGTGGCTGTGGTGCTGCCCAAATAGTTTGTGGCTCCTAAATTAATGGCTGATGCTTTTTCTGATAAACCATATATGTTGTCTGCATACACATTGGCAAATCTATTTGCGTTGGTGCCAATGTCATATGTGCTGTCCACTGCTGGAATAAAGCCTGCAGCAGTGATGCTGACTGAATGCACGTTGCCAGCTCCTAGTTTTATAATCGCACCTACTTCATTAATAACTTTTGCTTCGTTGCCATTCACAATGTTCACTCGCAGGTCATTGCCGGTTCCCACTGTGTATCCTGTGTCATCAAAATTTGTATTGCCACCCACTTGTAGGAAGTTGGCTGCAGGTACTCCACCCAGTTTCAATGAGTTTGCTGCTGTACCCCAGAATCTATGATCAGTTGTGGTGACCCCACCTGCTGCATTGAGCGTGTTCACCATGGTGATACCTTTTCTTACTTTGTCAAAACCTGTGATGAGATTCAAAGGATCAGTGGTTAAAATATCAAATTCTGATTTGCTGATTAAAAATATAGTGACACCATCAACAATTGCTTCAATGATGGGTTGATTGACGTTGAATGAATCTTTTACTGTTCTGCTTTTTAAATTTGTGACTGTGGCTCCAACTCCTTGAGGACCAACCAACACAAAACTGCTGCCGCTGTAGGCATACAATTGATTGTTAGCGGTGTCCCACCAAAAATCTCCTGTGGTCAATCCAGCTGGTTGAGATGTGCCAATTTCTGCACCGCCAGTAGTTCTAAATTTAGTGCCATCATAAAACTTTAATTTGTTGGTGGCACTGTCAAACCACAGCATGCCTGATAGTGGTCTGCTAGGCTGATTGGCTCCTGAAAAATTTTCTAATAAATGTACGAAATTTTCGTTTTGTATTTCCCCATATCCAGCATAGTTTTTACCCACTAATTTCAAGTTGGTGGTTTGGTCAATTGTGCCATCTTCAATGTTGGCCAATAAAACCCCGTTAAATCTGTCTATTTGATATGGCATATGTTTTCTTTACAAGTTTATTTATCTTACACGCTCGATGTTAAATTGCTGTGGAAAGTCCAAGTACCACCTGAAACAATGAATTGTTTCAGTGTTCTGCTTACCACACTGGACACAGCACCTGCCACTGCAATATCAAAGGATACGTCATTTAACACAGTTTTGTTGGAATTACCCACTTGAGGAGTTCTAGTGGTGCTAGCAGAGCTGGCTGTGTAACTGGCTCCTGTTTCTGTGTTAATAGTGGCTACTGTTGCACTCACATCAATCACAAACTGTGTGCTTGGTATGGCATTTGCTATCACTTGTTCTATCACATATACTCCATCTATACCTGATGCTGCAAAACCGTTGCTACCAGCACAGCCTGATATGGTGATTGTGTTGCCCACTTCATAAAAATGTCCAGTGGTTGTGGTGATTCGCACTCTGCCGCTGGCCAAGCTGGGCACGTTGAGCTGGGTGGCCACTGCCAACACAGTGTTGGGTGCAGCGTTCAGTGTTTGATCCACTGCAGTGGTGGCCTTGTCTAAAGATGAATTCAAATTGGCAAAAGGCACGTTCACTGTGAGTGCTCCAAATTCCACACAGTGCACTCTGGCCAGTCTTCCATTTATGCTGGCTGGAATTCCAAATCCTGCTCCTGTGTATGCAGTTGTAGGATAAAGATCTCCCAATACCAAGGCAATGGAACCGTTCACACCGCCTGCCAGTGCTGAAAAACCTGTGATATCCAACACCAGACTGACTGGTGTGTAGGTATCCACATACTGCTTGTTGGCTGCGTCGGTGTTTGCTGTGGGCACTCCTAGATTGGTGATCCTTTGCGTAGTGATGCCATCTGTCACATATATTGGATGTGGACTCTGTAATATCAACTGATCAGTGGGAGTGCCACTGGCTGCTCTGCTGATGGTTTGTCCATTAATTGTTATGTTGTCCACTGTGAGTGAAGTCAACACACCTGTGCTTACCAAACCTGGAGCGCTGGTGATTGTGGCTCCCAATGCTGTGCCACTGAGCACAGTGGTGCCATTGATTTTGTATTCTTTGCCTGTGGCAAGATTAAAATGTTCTGAACTTTTCCAAGTGTCTGTGGAATCCTGCCACAATAATGTTTTGTCTCCTGCTGTGGATTTCAGCACAATACCACCACCATCTATGTATGCATCATTGCCCAATGCTGCACCAGTAATGGTTGCCAGTTCAATGGTTTTATCTTCTACTCTTAAATCTTCTGCTGTGACCGATGTGCTGGAACCACTGGTGATTAGGTTGCCTTGAATTCTCACATCACCTGTGATGTCCAAAGCATATGCAGGAGTGGTGTTGAATATTCCCACACGTGCAGCACTGCTGTCCACAAAAATAGCTGTGTATTCAGCAGGATTTTTTGCATTAATAGCAATGTCTGCATTGGCGACGTTTTGCAAAATTATGCTGGCGTTAGGCAACGCAGCACTGCTGTGTTTCAATATTAAATTTTCATTCAAACCAATGGTCAATCCTGAATTGTTTTGAATCTTTAAAGATCCTGTGGTCACATCATCTGCATCTGATCTCAATAATGAATCAGCTAGAATGGTTGTGCCTACTCCGTTGAGTAATGCTTCTGCTTTGCTGGCAGTGCCTAAATATTTGTATGCATCGTTGGTGGTGTTGAATCCTACACGAATAATGCCAGTGGGATTGCTGCCGGACACCAGTTCTGTGATCAATTGGCTGGTGACTGGAGTGAATTCTGCAGCACTCCACACTCCAATTAAAACGTTTCCCACAAAAAATTTAATCACAGTCTTTGTCTGCTGTAGAGTGGATAGAATCGATTGTGTGACAAAACCACTCACGCCCTGTGCCTGTGTGTAGGTAGGACCTACCAACACTAGATCAGTGCCATCAAAGAAATACATTTGATTGGTTAGATTGTTCAGCCAAATATCTCCTGCAGTCATCTGTGGTTGAGTCTGACTGACAATGATGCCATTGCTGGTGAATGCTGTGCCGTTGTAAACTTTTAATCTGTTGTCTGAAGTATCAAACCACAACTGACCTCTCAAAGGATTGCTTGGAGCAGATGAACTGGCAAAATTTTCTAAAATTTTTACAAAATTTTCGTTGATTATTTCACCAAAGCCTTTGTAGTTTCTACCTATCAGAGTGATATCTGCTGCTGAACTATTAATAGAACCGTCTACAAGATCTACTAGCAGTGTTCCGTCAGTTTTGTTGATTCTATAGCTCATGTTATGGTGCCTGTCCTGAATATATTATGTAATTTACCACCACATAAGGATTCATCACATCCTGTGGCACGCCAACTGTTGGATGATTCACTCCACCACTTGTGGGCAGCGCACTGGCTTGTCCCGAACCTGTTGGAGCGTCAAACACTATAGCAGTGGTTTCACCTGCAGCAATGCCTGGTACATTTCTAATTGCATAGTATTGCGCACCTGATGGACCTCGTAAATCATGTTCATGTTCTGGTAAATTGTCAATGCTGATAGTTTTAGTTTCTGTGCCACTGAATCCACCCACACTGTCCGCTGCCACATTGGTCACTCTGTTTGCAGATGTGCCACCCATGTTGTCTGCTCCTAGAGCATTTCGTCCTCTAAGATCAGGCAGTTTAAACACAGAAGCAGAGCTGGGAGCTCCAAAACTGTTGCCTATTATATCATACAGTTCTGGATATGTGGATCTGTCCACTTCACTGCCATCGCACATCAACCAATATGCTGGTGCTGTGGCACCACCATATGGCAAAATTACGCCTGTGGGCATTGGCACAATGGCCGCTAATAGATTGTCACGTGTGATTTTGAATACACCTGTGTCACCTATGGTTCTGTTGAATATGAATTCGTCACTGCTTTGACTTGAGGATTTAGCATCCTTGCTGGCGATGAAACTGTTGCTGATTGTGGTAGCAAATGTTTTTGTTAATCCTCCTGTTTGTCCATCAAAAGCAAAGCTGGTGGCTGACACGTCTCCAGTCATCTGGAAGGTGCTAGCACTGGTCAATTTGTTTGCAGTGCCAGAAGCTCCGCTCACTGTGCCTGTGACATTGCCCACTAGGTTACCCACAAAACTGTTGGCATGCACAGTCAAAAATTTATTTGCAGAGGAACCTATATCAAATGTATTGTTAGTGCTGGGATAAATGTTTTCCAATGTGACATCGTCTTGCAAAGTGGTAGCACCACCAACAAATAATTGTTTGGCTATGCCCACTCCACCTTTTATGATTGCTGCTCCTGAACTTATGTTTGTGCTGTCGGTGACTGCATCCACATACAATTCTTCGCTGATGTGCACATTACCTGTGACATCAAGTGCTTCATCTGGTGAAAGAGTATTGATACCCACATTTGTGGTGGGATCAATTCTCAACACTGTTTTTGTTACCCCTTCGTCATTCACTCTAAAATCTATACTGGCACCTGATGTATTGTGTGCAAACACAGCTGACTGTGATTCAATTCCAAGATTAAAAGATGCACTGTTACCAATGTTTATGCCATCATCATTGTTGATTCTCAATTCTCCTACGGCCACGTTATCTACGTCTTTTCTTAAAAAATTGCTGCCGCCTACTACTTCATTGTCCTCAGCTATTAAATTTTCTGCTGCATATGCTGTGCCATAATATTTGTTGGTGGTTTCAGCCGGATTGGTCGAACTTAGATTAACTCCTGGCAGTATCTGAGTAAAACCTGCTATGGTTGCTTTGGGAGTGAATTGTTCAGCTGCAATAATTGCCACAGGGTTGGTATCTATTTCAATCAGCACCACGTTGTAAGTTAGATTGTCAGTGCCAATGATTTGAATGGGTTTGGTGCCTGTGCTGAGTCCTTGACTGAATTCTGGGCCCACTAGGATCCATCCAGATCCAGTGAACAGATACAATTGTTGATTGTCAGTGTCCACCCAAAGATCACCCAACACACTTTCCGCTGCTCCGGGTTCGTTGATGGATTTTTTTACACCACCTGCTGCTACCCATTGTGTGCCGTCATAAATTTTTAACTGATCCACGCCCACTGTGGTATCATACCACAATTGACCTTCCAAAGCATTCACAGGAGCTGTGTTTTTTGAAAAATTTTCTAAAAGTTTAACGAAATTTTCTGCTATGATAGTACCATATGATGTGGTATTTTTTCCTGGCAGTGACAAACTGGTTTGTTGATTGACTGTGCCGTCATCCACTATGATTGGCGGATTATTAATAGAGTCTGTACGATTTACTGTGTATGCCATCTATTATGCTCCAGATAAACTTTGTATTCGCACTGTGTAGTCTATTTGTATTAGCCTGTTTAAACTTTTTTGCACTGGGTGAAAAATTACGTGAGTGATTAATCTACCTGTGCCTGAAGGTGAATAACTTTGTAATCCCAATTCATCAAACACAAAAGATGCTTCTGTGCCTGTGGCAGTGTCCACAGCATCTTGACCACTAGGCTCACCATAATCCAATAAACAAGTCACTAGTATGTCTGTGTAATTGGTGCCGCTTAGATGTCTGGTTTCAATTTTGTTTCTCACTGGATCAATATTGCTGGCTGAACTGTCATCAACCACTTTGGAAAAAGTTTGATTGTAAAGAGCAGCATTAGTGCCTGTGCTGTTGGGAGTTAGATACGTGATAATGCCAGTGGGATCTATGTATGTGCCACCAGTCCCAAATACCATTGAATTTATGAATCCTCTACCCTCATTTGCAAGACTCTCCGCCAAGGATATACTCATATTTTCATAATGAATGGCGTTTCTCTTGTTGACGTAGATTTCCCCTGTGTTGGGGTCAAATATCTTGATGTGTCCCTGTATCAGTGTGCCGTTGCTGTCTTTAAATTGATTCATTGTTTGTTCCTTGTTTCATACTTATTTATTATGGCAAACTAACCTGTTTTGCACGCAAGAATCTTGCTATGTCGTTTTCAGTTTGACTCAAAGGAGTATCTCCCAGAGTAGCCGCGCTGCCATTCCACAATTTGCCCAATCTGCGCACAACTATTATTTTGGTTCCCGCTGCTGGGGCCACTGCCAGCGCAAGTGTGGTGCTGCTGCCAGACACTGTGAATTCAGCAGGCAGTGTTTGGTCACCTTCATTGCTGTCCATGCCCAATGTGGGATTGTAACTGCTGATAGCATTTTTTCTCAGTCTTCTACCACTTACAAACACTTCAAATTCGTTGGCACTCAATGGAATCCAACTGAGTGTAAGATTCTCAGTGGATCCATCGCTGACAAATACTTCTGACACAGTTTCATCTCTGTATGGAGCCACTTGAAATGCTGATTGATCAAACACTTCTGTGCCAATTTCATGCACAGTGCTGATTCCTGTGCCTAAAGTGCCGCGTCTCAATTGTCCTACTCTATTGGAATACAATCGGAAATATTCTATTCTTTCACCGTTGATGAACAGCACTCCTGGACGTCCTAATGCTGTGTTTGGTTCATACAATCCTTGAGTTGAATTTAAAAATATTTCCTGACTGTAATAGTGCAGTGTTTGGGATAGGAAATATTTTTGATCATTGCCCATTCTTAAGTAACTCACTCTATTCAACATGTCTTTGAATTGTCTAAATCCAAATTTACCCACGTATTTGGGCGCAGTAAAATGTATCACATCAATCACATCGTTGGCTTGAATGGTGGTATTGATCTTGATAAAATTTTGATTGTTACTTATTTTATAGTCAACACTAGGACTCAATGTGACTCCATTGATAGATACCCAAGCATACTGAGCATCTATGGCCGGTTCTCTCAATCTAATAATACCATTGGTCAAATTTTGATATTCAAAATAATTTTCTGTGTTCACAATTAATGAGTCTCTAGCCACCACATCATAGTTAATCCTTTCACTGCCCAACACGTCATGGTTACTGAACTGCCAAATTCGAATACTTGCACCCAATGCAGGAGCTGTGTCGAAAGTGATTGTGTTGTTGTTCACAATGTAGTCGCCATCATCAACCACATAGACTTTCAACTGATCTCCTGTGGTACCTATGCCTGTTTCTAGAGTAACACTGCTGTTGGCACTATTCCATCTAAATTGTGTTGGACTTAATAATTCCACATTGTTCAGGAATGCCTTCACGCTTGTGTTTAGAATACTACTTGGAGCCAATTGCCATGTATTCAGAAAATAATCTCTGGCAGCAGTTACGTCAAATCTTTCATTGTAGCCTGCATTCAGCACACTGTTGGCTACTTTTACCACCACCTGATGTGTTAATGGTTGATGGTTGAAAGGTGATTGACTTAATGTGTACACAGTGGTGCTACCATCGCCTGTGAAATCATCGTGTGTGACTTCGCTAAAACTTTTAGCCACACTGGCATATATCACGTAGGTGATCACCGAACCTATGGCCGGAGCCACACCAAAACGTATCAAAGCCATTCCTTGAAATTGATAAGAACTGTCTGTTTCGTCTATCACATATTGTTGATCTTGGCCATTCACTTTCACAAAAGAATTAAGTGCATTCACATACTTGGCTCTTGTGACAAATATAAATGTGCTGCCATCACCTGTGAATTGATCTACATCAACTATTCTTTCACCATTAATGCTCATTGTGATAATGTTGACTTTACTGTTCATCGCTGGAGCAGTGTTCAACACTAGTGTTTTATTGGCATAGTTTAATGTGTAGGCACTGTAGTCCTGTATCACATTGTTAATTTTTACAAACACACCTTCTTGACTTTGTGGTAGGCTGTCCACAGCAAAAATTGATGTGGAATCATCACCTTTGTAATTGTAACTGGCGATCATGCTGCCTGTTTCACCTGATCTATCATACACTTGTATGTCCACAGTGTCCAATACTTGACCAGGAACCAACTCTTCAGGACCTTTGCTGGTGGTTGGAGTGACAAAACCATCACCATCCACAATGATTTCCTGTGACAGCACTCCTTGTGCTGTGCTGTATGCTAGATCACCTCCTGATAATAAAGTGTCGTAGGCATCAGGATCTGGCAAGAAACTACCATCACTGGTGGATTTTCTAATCACTATGAGATCATTGGCCACAGTTGGAATCAATTGCTCATCTATGTGTACTTCAGCAGTGCTGCCGTCACCAATAATTGTTTTCATTAATGCATTAGGATTGGTGACTGGTGATGGAGTGCCATAGTTAGGATCATCAATTCTCACGCCATTTTTGTAGATGTTGTAGTGCACACCTGCTGCTAAAGGTTGATCTAGATAGAAATGATTGGTGCTGCCATCTAATCTAAACACTTCATCTTCAAAAGTTGTGTCATAGGTGTCCCAAGTGGTGGTAAAATATGGATCTGCGTCCCAACCTGTGCCACCACCAAAGTCTAAACTGCGAACTTCCACTCCACCATAATCAATACCATCGATCAGCTGACCAAGATCAGTGCCTGGCATGCCATCTGTGGGTTTATACAATAGATTTACTCTGTCCTGTGTGTGCAACACACTGCTGTCTATTTCATACTGAATTTGAATCGCAGAACCAGACTTAGGCGGAATAATGAATTGCACGAAACCTTTCTGTCTCAAATAACTTTTTTCTGTGTTGTTTTCATTGTTGTATTCATATTCACTCGATAATGAAGTGCGTTGATCCACAATCACTTTGATCTTGTTGGATCTTAGATTGATAGGCCATTTTAATGTGAATTTTAATTGACTGCCTGATCCTATAAAGTTTTCTGTACGAGCAAGATTGGTGATAAACAATGATCCTGTGGTACGATCAAATTTGACTCTGATGTGGGTGGATTTAATTACAGAATCTCCCAACACGGCATATGCTTTTGCTGTGACTCCAGATGCCAATAATGGTCCTTGTATGTACACTGTGGGAGCGGAAAGATATCCTGTGCCAGGATTGGTAACAGTGATACTGCTGACTCTGCCGTTGGTGATAGCTGCCACAGCAGTGGCTCCTGTGCCGCCACCTCCAGTCAATGTGACCACTGGTATTCCCAAATAGCCAGAACCAGCATTTTGTATTGAAACTTTAGTGATTTTAAAACCAACATTGTCCAACCAATGTTTGTTGGGGTATGTGTCCACTAAATTAGGATTCAACAACTGCGGTACACCACTGGCTGACACTGTCAATTTACCAGTGCTGACCTCAATACGTCTGGTGGCTGCATTGTAGGTGGCAGGCAAGTCAAAATCTGTGTTGAGTGTGTCAGCATCTTCCACTGCTTCATATGCACTCACATACTCTCTAATTTTTGTTTTGAAAGGTTTGGCTTCATCAATGTATGATTTGTAGCTGATTAGATTGTCATTTTTGTACACAGGTTTCTGTTGCAGTTCTCCCACATTGTGTTGACTTCTAACAAAACTGCTTTTGAAAAACCAGTCTACAAATTGTTGTTCTGACAGCACGTATCTCATGCTGCTGAAGAATAATTTGTTATATTCAACTTCTAAGTCTTTGATGAATATTTTATCACGCAGTGTTTCTAAAATTATTCTAGTTTCATTAGCGGGCACTGCGTCATATAAGAATATGTCAAATGCTGTGCTGTTGTAACCCACATTGCTGCGATTGAAATCATACAGATTAGATTTGAATTGTATAGTACCTTTCTGTCTGCCCACAGTCCTGTAGTTGACTGTGTAGTCCACGTTGGGTTTATTGTCTTTTTTGCACAACAGCAGCCATCCACCTGTGCCAACATTTTGCACTTTGACCACGTCTCCAACATCATCCTGTATGAGCTGTAATTCATAGGCATTGTTCACACTGAAGTCAATTTTTGTGAATTGATTAAATCCATCAGCATACCAATCGCTGTAATTCCAAAACGCTTTTGTATCATATTTTTGCACACGAATTCTTTCCCATATTTTAGAGCTTTGATTGAAACTATGTATGGACCATCTTCCTCCTGCTTCGGGGTCATTTTTAATCAGCACGCTGAATTTTCTCACTTGAATCTGAGTGGCTGTGCTGTAGTTCCTGCCTGTTCTGTTCACTGTGACAGAATCTATTTGGCCTGCAAGATTTATTGTTGCTGTAATATCTGCTCCTGACCCTGTGCTATCTACTATGTTGAAACTTGGTACAACTTTGTATCCTCTGCCAGGATTCAGTATGGTCACACTGATAATTCTTGCGTTTTGAATTACTGGTCTCAGCACAGCCTGTTCCACTTTGGCAGTGCCCACAAACGCCAAATCAGCTAGAGTATCTTTTTGTAAATCATACAGTCTTGTTACTGTGCTTGGAGTATTTTCTGAAGCACTCAAAGCAGTTATGTCATATGTGTCAGTGATTAAATTTTTAATCAACACGTTGTTCACACGTTCTATCACCTGTTTCAGTGCTTCTACTCTGTTTACGAACCAACTCTGTCTTGGTTTTCTCAATGTGCCATATCTGTATTTTTTACTGATTTCAATGTCAGGCACAGGTCTATCTTTTTCATCATATCCTATCAAACTGTTGAACCATACTGCTTCAATTTCTTTTTTAGGTTTGCTATATGCTATGCCTTCACTGATGAGGTGATATTGATTGTGAGAGTTCAATTGCTCATTATCAATTGTTCTTATTTGAAAATTCACGGCCACGTCTGCGTCACTCAATAGTGCATTCGCATTGTGCAGAGTGAATTGGTTGTCTGTGAGTAGAGCAACAAATCTATATTTTTGTTTTTTAGGATCTTCTATCAGCTGAGCCACTTCTAATGCGCCAATTTTTCTTCCTTGTGTGTTTGGCACTTCTTTTTTGTTTTTCACCCAATAGTAATATCTGTTACTGAAAGTCTCTGCCACAAAATCATACACTTGCTTTTGCACATATACATTGTTGCCATACTTGGGTACGCCGCTGATATTAAGAGCAGAGCCTTCTTTGGTGCCTTGCAAACTGCTCCACTGAGCAGGAAGATATCTGCTGCCCACCCATTCATACACATCTACGCTGCTGCCTGGAAATATTTTATTCCAATAGTTGTTTTTAAAAATAATGTTGTTTTGATAGGCTTCATAAAATTTAATTGTGCTTAGATCCCACCAAAGTCTTCCCACCTGCACATGGTTCCAACTGTTCAATGTGTCCACAGTGACTGAGTTATCACCGTTGGTGTACACAGCAGGATCAAAAGGAGTTTTATAATATATCTCTTGATCTGCTATGCCGGCTATTTTGCCCTGCACTGGATCAATGTAATCCAATTTAGTGATCAACTGATTACTTCTACAATTGTAAAGATAAATTTCTTTTATCCTATTGATGTCCACTTGTGGTGAAGGAGTTTTATGATCTACCCAAGTTCTTACTCCTCTGTCTTTTCTCACGTCGTATATTTTACCTTTGGTGTTCAAAGCAGTTTCATAATCAGGAGCAGCTGAATACACGTGATTGTTCACTATCTTTACTGATTCACCAAAGTTTTCTAATGTGGAATCATCCAATGCAAATTCATCTGCATAAACCATTACATTATTGATTCTTTCATACACATAGATTGAACCAGTCACAGATATGATTTGATTGAATGTGGTGGCATTGCCATCAAAAAATGTAGTACCATCATCCAAAGTGAAAGTTAATTCTGTATCTCCTAATTTGCTGGATATGACCAGAGTGTCACCATCGAAATCTAAATTGTTTCCGAAATTTTCTGACATCTTTGGTTGTGGACTTGTGAGTGTTTGATACACACTGAAGACTCCGTTGGTCTGTTTGTATATGTACACTGTGCCGCTGTCAATGATTTCCACATCACTCTGTGGACTGCCCACTGCGATGAATAAACCATCATCGCTCACTGCCACTACATTGGCAAACGTGCCTGAATTGTCACTGTCTGGAGACAGTAAAGTTTGCGAATACTGATAACGACCATCAATCAGTCTATAAACAATTGCTTTGTTTTCACCGGGCGAGCTGCTGTCATCTTCATCAAAATATTGCACAGCCACACACAGCACTGTGGCAGCAGTATTGGTGTCAAATGACGTGCCAAAATTTTCTAAATTCAGCATTGGGATAGTGGAATCACCTTCTAATTGTATGCCACTGTCATTGGGCACATATCCTAGAAAATCTATGCCTTCTGATTGTAACAGCCAGAAAGTGCTGTTGAATGCAGAAGGTCCTTGATTGGTCAAACTGCTGTACACTTGATTGCTGTAAATTACCAAATCTCCTATTTGATAACTCTTGGTGACATCATGTGGACCAGTGTATTTAGGATCCACACCCAAATGCCAATCTTTGTTGGTATTTTTTTTAACAAAATGAATTCGTCCGCTCTGATCAGGCACTGCAGTGCTGACAAAAAGATTGTAATCGTTATTTTTTTGTTTCAGCAATATTTTTGTGCCTAAATTAGTATCATCATCTACATCTGGAGTGATATAGGCTTCATCAAGGTCATAGTTGCCATTCAATTGTCTTTCATACACTGCAAAAGCTCCTTGACTGGTGTAAGATGAAGTATATCCCAATCCCACAGGAATATTGAAAGTTTTCACATAATCCCTATTGCTGTTGGATGGCACACTGGCGGGTATGCTCACACCATCCTGTGTGATGTCTTGATATAAAAAATATTCATAATCGTCACTGTGCATGTATTCAGTGAGCACATCCGGATTGAGATCAGATGGAGTATCAAACACCAGCAATTGACCTACCACGGCATCTTCCAACTCACTGCGTTCAATAGGCCCAATGTTTCTGTTTGGTGTGCCTATGCGTATCAAATTGGCAGACGTGCCAAAATCACTGCCTAGGGTGAACACTCCTGTTTTGTTTTTAATGTAAATTTGTAAAGTATTAAATCCTACAGTTTTTACATAGGCTACTTCTGCTTGATTGCCTGTGCCTGAATCTTGCACTGTATCACCAATCACCGGCAGATAGAATATGCCTAATCCGTCTGGCTGTGCTTCTACTCTTATAAATCCATTCCATTTGTCCACAATTTCTTTGACTCCGTTTAATTTGTCAAAAGGCAGATCCAAATCAAGCGGTTCGTACACATTCAGAGGAGTACCTGTTTTAATTGTGTTGAACCAGATGCCTACTTCATCATATGTGACAGTGGGCAGGGCATCGCTCAGTGCTTTAGGAGCTCTCAACAAGAATCTACTATCTAATTGTGGTCCACTGGATGCATCATAAGCAGGATCCACAAAGCCTGGTGAGCCTATGTCAAATGATTTATTGTAGGACAGTATGCTCAATTGGCTGGCCGGGGTGGCTGGTCCACCAACTGGTGCTGGCAAGGCCGCTTGCTGTGTTTTTGTGTCTAAACTGTTGAAATATAAGAAAGCAGTTCTAGGATCGCCTGCTTTGATTATGTCTCTAATCACTAATGTCTTTTTGATGTCTTTCAATCCAGACAAAGTGCCTGGCGATGGCACATCTATCAACCACCAGCCGCCAAGACTGTCAAAGTCTTCGTCGAATACTCTGGTGTAATCTCCCAACGGAACATCACCCAATTTGATCTGTCCCGAATCAAGCAAAGATCCATTCACATTCGTTAGATAAATGATGGTTTGTGTGCCTTGAGTGAAAATATATGCTACTTCACCTTCTGCTTCATTGGTGCGTATTGTGTCTCCCACCACAGCAGTGCTGATTGTGAGAGCAATGTTAATAATATCATCAATTTTTGCTTGAATGGTGTGAGGCGCTTCTATGAATGCGATGTCTACTCCAGTGGCAGCACCGTTGAATGGCGTGTTGCTGACTGGGTGCTCTGTGCTCTGTGAATTCCACTCCAATACTAAAGTGTCACCCACTGCTGAACCTGTGTATTGTTCAATGCCTGCACGTATTAATATGTGGTTGACGCTGACATGAGCAAAAGTGTAATTGCCAGTGACCATCTGTTTGATTTCTGGATATGAATTGTTATCGTCATTGTATTCTGCTTCAGACCAAAAAGCAGCAGCATCAAACGTGGTAAAATCCACTGATGGGTTTTCTCCCAACACTGGTGACTGCACTTTCCACAATTGTCCGTCGTGTTGCACTATGTCTCCTATGTCGTACGCTTCTGAAGTGATATAGGCACCTTTGTAATAAGATTTCACGTTGGAAGCTGTGGGCGCTCCTACCACTATGTATTTGCCATCAGCACTGATGTCAAGGCTAGCTCCAAAATCTCCATTGCCTGTCCAAAGATTTGTTGGTGGACTGATTACCTGTCTTAAAATAAATTCATCCTTGTCAGTGGCCCGAGCATACACGTAGATGCCTAAGTTTTTGTCAGCCACAGCCAGCAAATTATTTTCACTGTTAACTGCAATGGCTGATCCATAACTGTCAACTGAATTTTCATTATGATTCACAATGTGCTGATGTGATTTCCAAACTTTTTTATTTTTTAAAACAATCCAATCATTTGTGTTGTCGTTATCTATCCAAAACAAGTCTCCGTCTGCAAATTTTTTGTATTCTGAAGCACTGCTGTTAATGGAAAACAAATCATTCAGTTTGGCTGAAATAAATTCCCCCACGTAACCAGTGTCTGTGCTGTCATTCTCATCTTGAGTGATTGTGGTTTGTCCATTTTTTTCACAAATTATTTTGCCTGGTTCAACACTTTTTACTTTGTACAACTTAATTCTTTTGGCATCATCTTGTTCTTTGGGCAGTGTAACAGAAATTATTTCACCAGCACTGACATCTGCTGTGCCTTTGATATTAACATTCACTAAATTATTGGATTCAGTGACACTGAGCACTTTGTAATTGGTCAGCACATGTTTGTACACTTGCCATGATTGTAGATAAAATCCTACCCAAACGTACTGATCAAATTTAAGTTTTTGTGTGTCAATGTTTAGAATGTCGTTGAAAGTCTTTACTATGTGCTGCACATCAGCAGGATCCACGTGACCTGCGGTTTTGATCACTTGTTTCCTTATGGCATTAGTTAAGAAAGGTTTGTGATCATAGTTGTCATATTTTAGATAGGTTTGATCACTGTTGATTCTATATATAAGATCAATTTCATTATTTTCAATCACATCAGTCAACCATATAGGTTGAGATTCTTGTTTGAATTTTTTTTCTTCTAATTTGTATTCTACTTCTCTATAACCTTCACTTGCTCCGTAACTGCCAGTTCTGATGGCCCATTCTTCATAAAAGTCTAAACTGTCTTTACCAGTGTTGGAAAGAGTGTTGAATAATTTATCCAGTGCATTTTTTGTGCCTTTGTCCTTTAAAAAACCTTGATAAAATTTATATTGTGCCACATCATCATTAATAATATTTCTTAGATATGATCTTTTTTGATAACCTATTAAATGTTGACCAAATTTTTGTTGTTCAGTATCAAAATTATCTGTGTCTAAATCATAAAAATCTGCAAACTGATTGGCTTTGTAGTCCCAATTTGCTGTGAGGTTTGACGAGGGTTTTTCATCCAATCTCACCCACTTGGCAAAGTCAAAATTTTCAGAACCAACCACTTTGGCTTTTGCGCTGTAATAAAATGTTTTAAATTTTACTACGTCTGCCACAGCATAATCCTTGTATGCTTGCCATTCTTTGATATACACTTCGTTGTATAAAAAGCCAGGCACACTGAAACTGCCGTCCCAATCACTGATCACATAGCCCGATACTTTTATGCGCTCCTGTCTGTATCCTGGAGCAAAGTCATATATCACATCGTTGAACACTGTGACATTGTCTATCAACACAATGTGTTCTTTGTGTATAAATGGAATTTTTACATAGTATATGCCTTCATTAGTGTTGTTGGTGCTGATGGTGATCAAATTGTTTTCCCTCACCACATTCAGTCGCTGTCTAGGAATTCTAGTACCGTTGGCTGACAACACAAAACTGTCATATGGATTATCAAAAAGATTGTCTGCCACACTGAAATTCTTTTTACATTGTAATTGTTCAGCACCAGGACTCAAAGTAATCACAGCACCTGTGGCCCAAGATTGAGTAGTCCAGAACAAAAATTCCTGTGCGCTAAGAGACCAAGTTTGCACTGACACAATTTTTTTATCAAAATTATTGAATATAAATCCTATGCTTTCCAGATATTTGCCATACCCTAATAAAAAATCCACCACCTCTTGATTGCTGTACAGCACAGTGCCATAGGGCAATTCCTGCACTTTTTTGCTAAAATTTCTATGAAACACAGCAGAGCTGCCACCCACCACAGGCAATTTTGCGATAGCAGTAAAATTCTTATCTTCAAATCTTGGTCCGCTCTGATGATTTTTATTGACAGTGTAATATACATTATTGTATCTCACATATGTGCCTTCAGAGTATAATTTTTTAGGAGACCAATTCACATATGAAACTGTGATGCCGCCAACTGTGCGAGCAGGATCGTCTGACAATCTAACCACAGGAAAATATTTAAACTTGGCATTGGCCAAATCATATCCTTTCACAACATAGCCCTTGCTTATTTTTTCAATCAGCACAGCGCTGTATGTGGCTAGGTCAAAAGGAGTACTGGAGTTTAAAAAAATTTCATAATTTTCTTCAGGAATGAACACATCTCCTTCGCTTGTTGGAGATCTGCTGTCCAATATCAACTTAAATTTCTCTTTGGTAGTGAAACCCTTTACTTTGAAACCCAATTGTTGGGTGAGATTCTGCAAATTATCTTTGTATTCAGCATAATTGCTGGACACTGCTGTGCTGATGTAGTTAGTGATGTAATTGATCAATCCTGATGTGTAAACAATGTCTGTGGCGTCTGCTGTGTTTGGACACACCAAGTCACGCAGTTTTAATCTTTTTTTAGACTCTGTGTACACAATATGGTTGGATATGTCTCTCCTAGTGCGAGAAGCATCAAAAAATAATCCTAATGTTTTCGCTGGGCGATTCAATATCTGTGCTTTCAACAGTGCAAATGGAAAATCACTGCTGCGTCGCCACGTGGATTCTACGGGTGAATGATCACCAAAAATAAAATTTTTGTTGGCATTAATGGCCACAACACTCTGCGCATATCCACTTTCTACTGGACTCAAAAGTTTGCCTTCTGCGTCAACTGGTATGTGGTTCATGATTGATGGTCTTGCAAATTTTGTTAGATATATGATTTTTTTATCAGGCTCTCGTATAATTCCGTCACGAATGTCCTCCCACAAAATTAAATTGTCTCTGGTGTAGGGTGCAGGTCCATACACAGTGTCCCACCAATTTGGTTTTTCACTATATCCTAAAATTTCCCATGGATGTGTGTGTGGTCTGTCAGTGTCATAAGCATATTTGTACACTGATCTCCAAAACCCTTGAATACGGTTCTCTTGATAGCTCTGCATGAGCGAATGGTTGTATGTGAAAGGCAAAGCAAGGTCGAAAAAATAGTGATCACTGTAATCCAAATTACCAACTGTATTATTCCATTTGATAAAGTCATTGGTGATACTTTTGTTTATGGCATCAATACTGACTCCTGTGAATCTGTTTTCGCTTGGAATAAAATCGTAAATATTTCTTAAATCTGTGTCATAAGAGATTTTAATATTATTGTAAATGCGTTTTTCTAATTCTAACAATAAATCATCTCTGTAATCATCATAAGCCACGGTGATGCTGCCATCATGTCCTTGTATCACATTGGTTGGAGTCTGAAAAGTGTCATCCTGATACAGAGTTGGTTTGAATCTGGGATATAATCCTAATTTGGTTGGCGTTGGTGGCACATATGAACCATTTGTGGATTCATACTCAACAATCAACACAATGTCATTAACTTGTAAAGGTTGGCTGATTACACAAAAACCATCTGCGTTGAACACATAATCCTGTGAGTGCATTAGTTGATATCCATTCAAATACACACCTACTGCTTTGTCACTGAGTGTTGACATATCAAATGTTTTATTCAGTGCAAAATATTTGTTTGAATCATCAAATACCTTGAATTCAGTTTCTTTGGCACCACTGTATGGGACCATGTCACTGAAGTAAAATGGCATTTTGTTGTTTTTGTTGTTATTCATATCAGTGAGAATTGTGTCCACAAACTTTCTCACTGTGCCTGAAAATTCTATATTTTCAGCAGTTTGTAAAAATATTTTTTTAAACTTGTCATATTCTTTCTGAGCAAAAGCAATGGATTTGATCACATTGCTCTGTTGATAACACAAATGATAAGAAGCCAAATTTATTGGGCCGCTGTGCTGCACAAATTTTGTGCCATATTGTGATACACTGCCTTGATCTCTAAGATTGTTGATGCCAGGATTTACACCTGTGAAGTTGTCTAAATTTTCAATTATGCTGTCAAGATGATTTGAAACTTCACCAAACACAAAAGACTTCACATCATCATTCATCGGATTATTCTGAAGATTGATGGGAATTTCATAATATCCATTTGCGTTTTTGGTTTGATTTGAAATAGTTTTTAAAACTAATGATTGACCTGCAGTGAGATCGTTGTTCAACTGCACAATCATTTTGCCATTTGTGACCACTGTCACATAAGCACTATTGGGCAGTATTTTTCCATCCACAAACACTTTTAATTTTAAACTGACTTGATCAATAGGAGCATCATATTGGTCCACTTCAAATGTGTTCACTTGTTCAGATCCCAGATATTGTCTAATCACAGGCTGCACACTGTTGCTGTGACCTTTTGTCCAACCGTTCACATTATGATAATCTGTTCTACTTGAATATTTTCTTAGATAGCCAACATTAGTTGATTGTGATACGATAGCATCATCTTTTTGGTAATCAAAAGCGTCTGATAGCAGATTGAAATCAAACACAATATCTCCCACATTGTTAACATTTCTATAACTGAGAGCGAAACCTAATTCAGTGTCTTCTCTTCCTGTGCCAACTTTGTAACTGAACAGCTTATTACCTGCAAATGCACTGCTGGCATATGTGTTCAAATCGGAAAATGCTTTGTCGTTGAAATCAAAAAGATCAAACAACGGAGCAAAATTATCATCAGTTTTCTGCTGTGACAGTTTCCATTTTGACCCATCGTAGTGATACATCTTACCAGCATTGTTGTTGCCACTGGCCACCAGCACTGTTTCATTCAACAGAGGCGCAGTGTCAGAGATTTCTACCAGACTTATCTGCCTATTGGATATGTTGTTGTTGGCAAAATTAATAAAATTCACCTCAAAAATTCTGTTGTTAACCAATATGTCTGTGTCAGCAGTGACCAGCAATCGCATTTTATCCACCAGTTGCACGCCGTCCACATTGTAGCCCAGTGAGCCTTCTATTGTGCTGAATACATCAGTGGTGAATGTATCCACCACGTCCACATATTTTTTTGCTTGAGTACCAAAATTAAAAAGTTTCAAACCTCCTTCAAATTCAATGATAGGTCTTTTAGCACGCATCGACTCATCCACATTAGGATCAACTCCATTGTAGGCTGCTGTGGCTGTGAGCACAGATTTATGAAACCACTTGTTGCAGCGGCTCCAAGGATTGTTATCCTTTGCACTTCTGTTGATTACAATATATTTTTTATTGTCTGTTGTAAGATCATCTATATCAAAAGGATCTTGATCAAATCCCTCTTCATCGAAAGCTTCTAACGCATCATCTGCCAGTGCATTAGGCACTCTCAGTGTCTGCTCATCTATTAATTCAATTTTTTCACCCACTCCCTCCACATACCAATAGGTGTTCTTATAACTTTCCGGAGATATTATTCCTGCAAACTGCAGTCTCATACCATTGGATAACGGAGTTCCGTTGTTCAACACAAAAGTTTTTTTTCCCAGAAGTTCTTTTTCCACATCAAATTCACTGTTATCCTCTATGTTTTGTACCTGAATCAATCCATAGGCATTGATGTCTTTGGCACTCACATAGTATAGCACGTCTGGAGTGTTTTCATCCACGGTAAATGTCATAGTGCCATTGGTTATGCCTTGTTGACTTACTCCTGTGTTGTACAAGAAATCATCATCAAGTGTGCGTGCTGTGCGTATGGTAAAAGGCATATTAGGGGTGTCGATTAAAAAATTGTAAGTAATGCCTTTGAACAGTTTGATGGTTGGATTTTGTGTGAGCCCATCTGGAGTCAACAGATAAGCATAATTGTCAATATTGTCAGCCAATGTGACTGTGTATGTGGATGATACCATCTGTTGATGACCTCTTACCACTATTGGATCAGGTCCCGCAGGCATCCAGTAATATTCTCTAAAATTTACAAACTTGTCCCAGTCTATGTGTGGATCCCAAGCATAATACTCTTGACTGTTCAACACGCTGTGGTTGTCCACATTGCCACCCAACGCATTCAATTGATTGATGTAGTCCACGTAGTCTTTTAAAAAAATACAGTTGCCGAGATTGTCCTTGCGCACCACCACAGGCTCTAATTGATAGTTTTGTCTATTGGCGTTGATTTCTTCTATATAATTGTCTGAAGGCAAAAATGCTTTGGCATTTTTCCTACCATAGTATGCACTTATTTTTTCAACAGCACCTGGATTAATCAGCTGATCTATTGTGCTGTGTAAAAATTTATTATTGGTTGGTGTACGAAAAAATCTTGGTAATAATTGATTGGATTTTCTTCTGTTTTCTTTGCCACCAGGCACAGTTGCATCTGACTGGTTATTATTGTATGCCATTAATAACTCCCAGTGTTTGAACTGCTGGTATTAGCACTGCTGAGAATTCCTGCACTAGAGCTGCTGGTGGCAGTGATCACTGTGCCACTGGCACGCAGTTTAGAAGCTGTGACAGCATCTATTATTTGAATGTTCATCACTTCAGCGCCACTGATAAAAATTTCTTCACTTTCTGATTTGATCTCATACAGACTACCAAAACTTTGTTCTGTTTGGTCTGGCACAATTAAGAAAGTCACTATGTCAGGAGCCAGCACGTTCATAACATATGCGCTGAGCTCGGAAAAATAAAATGTTTCTCCAAAATCCCAATTTTCCAATGCAAAAAATTGATTGATTGCATCCACAACTCTCACTTTGATGTCATCATCATTCACCACTTGGTTTGGATTTTTAACCACTTTGAATGTTGCTTGAAATTTTTTATCTGCTTGAGGACCAAACAACACTTTGTATTTCACTGGATGATACACTAGTTCATCACTGATACTTTTTACCTGTGCTATGTCAGCGCCAAAGTTTTGAAACAATGCATCACTGCTGGGTGGTTTAGGTTGTTCTTCTACTGCGCCTGACAACCATAATCTAAATTCTGTGTCATATGCACGAGTCAGCATGAAAATATCTATAAAATTGCTTGAACTAGGATCTATTCTAGTTTCGCTGTCTGCACTGTGCACATACTGAAACTTTAACTCGGATCTCCCCACATGCGCTTTGTAGTCTATAGTGCTGGTCAATGTGGATTCTGAAACATCCAACAGGAAGAATGCATCAGTGTTGCTGTTATAGAAAACAGTGTCAACTTCGTATGACGTGTATGATCCAATCTGATTACTGTTGGTTATAATAATGATTTGTTCATCATTCTGATCTACATACACATAATCTTCAACTCCTAAGGATGATGTTTGTTTTTTTTGAAAGATATAACTGGTCTCCAGTGCTATTAATTCAAAGGACAGTGGATTGTCCATTATGCCGTCATCATCTGAATCAAAAAAAGATATGACTATTTTTTTACTGTCCACATAACCTTGTGCATCTCTGTACTCTTCAATAATTTGCCAATCCACATTGTTCAGCATGGCAGAGGTTCCTCCTGGCACAGTGTTTATGCTGAGCACACTAATTTTATCTTTGACTATTCTTCCAGAAGTGGCGTTGTAGTTTTTGTCACTGCTATCATAGTAAAAACGTATTTCTTTGTCACTCTCAAACACATATCTAGTGGTTCTGTATGTGACTGTGTAGGTTTCTTCATCTGTAGTGAATAAAATTAACCAACTGGCATCCAGCTGTTGATTGCTGATGTCACCTGTTTTACCTTGACTAAAATTACCATAAACATTTAAATTGTTCTCATCTATCACAGACCATTCTCTATCATTCACATCATATCTCAATCCAAATGAATTGTCAGCAAAAATTTGATCCACCATCTGCAATTTTACATCACTGGGCAATGATTTTACAAATTTTGGAATAATGGAATCCAGGACAGCTCCTGATGGAATGAAATCATTAAGATAAATGGGACCTGAAAGATCAGTTTGTATCTGTGTGCCATTGTCTATCACCTTGGTCACAGTGGCCCAACGAAAACTGCTTTCTCCCAATTGACTGGCTGTGCCGTTGGCCAGCGTGCCTGCTGCTGTGAAATACTTGCCGCTTGGGGCAACAAATTTTAAAATACTGCCAACCTGTAGGTATTTCAGCACACTTTGAGTGTAGGTACCCACTGTTAATTTATTTGCGTCATCATCAATCACACATCCGGTGCTTAGATTTGTGGAATCAGTGGCTAAGCTCCAATTCACATCTATGTCTGTGACCACTTGTCTTGCAGGAAAATTTGCTAGATAGAAATTGAAAAGAGTTTTATCACTCAGTATAGGTTCAATTTTGTTGTTGATGATGCCTGAAATCTCTGTGCGAGTGTCGTAGGTAAAATTGAAACCTTGATTGATATTTTCTCTATATATTACTCCATCATTTCCAAACAAGTTTGTGCTGGAATATTTGCCTGTGGCATCTATTAAATCATAATATCTGCTGATCCCGCTGCTGACTCTGTTTACAGATTTAATTTTAATTATTTCTTGGTTGACGGACATAGGACCAACATTGTAATCTTCCGCGGTGATCAATCTATTTTGAGTGTAAAAGGTTGTGGGAGCATTGACTCTTATAGATGCACTAGACTCACTGTTTGTGGCATTGTCCACAATGATAGGCAGTGTGAGACTGATTGTTAATGTTTCAACTCTATTCAACGCACTGAGATATGGCACATCTATTTCCACATTGCCAAGGTCAGCAGGACTAATTTTGATTTGTCTATTGTCACTGGTTCTGTAATATATTCTAAATGCTCCTTTGGGAAGATTTCCAAAAGTTCCATCAGCAAATTGCAGATTAATTCTGTCATCAATTCTGGTTATTACACTGTAGATATTTCTAATGTTTTTACTGCTGCTGTTGTATATCACATTGTTGCCGGCGGTGGCATCTATTTTGTTCCACAATGCGGTTTCATTTCCGTTAGAGTCTAACTGATACAACCAAACATCTGTTTGATTCACATTCACTGCATCTATACTCACCACCTGATTAGGTTGAGATAGGTCCACCACAAAATCACCTTGATTCAAAGTGCCCTGTCTAAAATGTAAAAAATATCCGTTGTTTGTGCTGCCAAAACCTCTACCGTCATCCTTGGATATTAGATGCAGACGGTTGCCAGGTTTTGGAGTAAGTTCTTGTATGGAACCATCCTCAAGGTCAGCACTGACCACTTCAAATCTTGTATTTCTACCACTGACACTTTTGTTGAATGAAAATGTTGGCACAGTTGAAATCACACTATTGAGAGCGTACAATTCTGTCAATATGTTACCAACTGTGTCAGTTTTGTTGGGACTGCCTATCTTACTTGTACTAGGCAACGCAGCGTTGATAATTTTTGTGAATTGCTCCAGCCAATCCTCATTGCTGGGATCATTCCATATCACAGACTGATTTGCCAAATTGACATTATTGCTGTCTATGACATCTTCAGTGGTGGTCACAGATTCTACTTTCAACAATCCGTTAGCACATTGATTTCTTTTGGCATTATAACTGATTAATCTTGCCAGTCTCAACACTGATTCTCTTCTTTCAGCTAGATCAATAAAATTTTCTCTAGCGTTGAGATCAATTCTGAACGCAAGATTTTGTCCCAAAAAAGCAATGAGATCTATCAGTGCTAGATATTCACTGCTGTCTAGATAGTCATTGAAATCTTCCGGATAATTTTGACGTAGATATTGTATCATAGTGCGTCGCAGTGTGTCAAAGTCGTAACTTTTGAATTCAGCGTTGCGGAAACTCTGATAGATTTTGCGCCAATCTTCGGCCAATAACAATCTGTTTATTCTATCTGTGGATGACATACTTTATTATATAAAACTATTTATTAAATGTAATAAAGTATGTAGTTAATTCTAGCTGATTAGCCCATTGGCTTGATCAAAATCCAGACGCATTTTTTCGCTGATATTGTAGGGCAGATACGTGAGGTTACATTCAATCTGCAAGCCACTTTCATACTGGGTCACAGTGACATCAGATGCCTGTGTGCGTGGATCATAATTCACTATGCCGGTCACATTTTCAATTATTGCTTGTTTCAAGTCCTCTGTGAGAGGTTCAAACAGTGAATCCCAAATAATTGTGCCAAACTCTGGGTTGAGTAGCTTTTCACCTTTGCGTATGTGAAAATGATTGATGAGATCCTGTTTGATTAAAGCAATGTCATACAGCACAAAGTTGGTCAAATCAGGGTTCACTGTGCTGACGCCTCTGTAGGCTCTACTAGTGATCGGAGGCAGCACAGATTTTTTAGATTTAACCTGTATATCCTTGTACAATTTTTTTTCTTGAGTGCTCATAAAATTATTTATTAATCATTAAATGTGTCTGGTATTGGTTTAAGATCCACTGTGCCAATTTCTTCCGGATTGTTCCTATCTGTGCGCACACTGTTCACATTTGCAGGATCAAAATTTTCATGATGATTCCAAGGTTCATGTTGTGGCACACGTTTCATAATGCTGGTAGCGTTGGGCGAATCAAATGTGTACAGACTACCCACCGAAGCAGCTGGTGATGCACTGGGACTGCCGCTGCGTGTGGCAGGTGAAGCATGATCAGTCTTACCACTTGCCTTCACAGTGTGACTGTCACCGCCCAGAGTAAAAAAATAATCAGAACCTATATTTTCATGCAATTGCGCTCCCACTGTAATGTAACCACTACTGTTGGCCTTCAATAACCATTCACTGCTTTCTAATTGTATGTTTGAACCTGCTTTCACGTTTATGTTTCTTCCAGCTTCTATGTTGACGTCTCTATCAGCATTGAAATTAAAATCTTGTTTGGTGTGAATGCTCACACTGTCCTCAGCGTACACATCAATCTTGCCGTTGGCTGTCATCTCTATCCAAGTGGTGCCTTTGGAATTACCCACATATATGAGATCTTCTGAATTGTGCAACAATATCTGATGCCCAGTTCTTGTGCGAATTCTAAACAGTTCATTGTGTGGTCGTGTGACATTGTCTTCATCTGCCACATAACTATCATCTTTTGCAATGTCAAAATATTCGCTAGGATCTGAAGTGGGCGATCCTTTTCTAACAAATTTATCATCACCATCATCCATCACAATACTAGTGCCGCCTAATCTAGAATAATAACCTGTGAAAGTATTTTTTTGTGCGCCTCTTTTGTCTAGAGGGCCGGGAGTGCTGATGCCAAATACTTTGCTGGGTATTTCCCTTCTGGCTGAACTAGTGGTAAGACCTCTGGTTTCATCTTCCAGTAAACCTTGCTGTGTCAGTGTGTCTTTGAACAGTCTATTGATTGGTTTATTAAATTTTGATGGATCATTGTTTTTTAAATTCGATAAGAGTTTTTTGTTGTATTCTCCTACTGGTAGTTTTTTTCCACGCAGCTCGTCAAATTCACTCACTTCATTGCCTTCTGCATCTAATATTTGATCAGTGATGTCGGTGAAAGTTGTGCAGGGTCGACCATCTGGCAGCATAAAATTTGTTTGTTCAGTCTGCACGCACCCTATCCAATAACCTTGGTTGATGTTGCCTTCCACAAACATAACCAACACTTTGTTGCCTACATCTGGAGGCACAAACCACATGCCATAGGTTTGTTGGCTGTTTTCATATTTGTGATTTTTGCTTACGCCGTCATAATTAGTGATGCCAAAAAAAGGATTCAAATATTTAACCACCACAGTTTCCGTTTCTTCGTTTGTGGCTTCTTCAGCATTGCTGGGCAACTGAGATTTTATCAACCTCACTTCTAATGCTCCTTGATATTTCACATCCAATACATTTACAACCACTGCTAAAAAAGGTCCAGAATTCTTTACATTTTGTGCTTGACTGCCTTCTCTCTTTTCATATCCACGATACATAATACTATCTTATCCTCTTTGTTATCCTTGGACTTACGTCATTACCAAGCACATTTTTCAATCCATCATCCACTTCACTAAAATTAGGAGGCGGCTCTACGTCTTTAGTTCCATATATTGTTTGACTTTTTTTGGCATCACTTTTTTTCTTTACTTCTTGATTTATTACTCTAACGCAATCCAAAGTGGTTTTAAACATTCCACCTTGCCATGTGTTCATCATTCTTGTCACTCTGTACACACCGCTAAATTGTGGCACAAGAGTATAATTTTCGCCTTTAGTTTTTTGATCTCTAAAAATTGCTTCACCTGTGCTTTCATCTATGTCCAATGGTGTTCTAAAATTTATCACAATCACAGGCGGTTTCAACATAGATCTCACTGTGCCTGTGCGAGTTTTTACATCATTTGTGGGTGCGCTTGCAGGAGCAAAATAATTGCCTACTCCGTTGTCACCCACCCAATAGGGATCACCTAATATTGTTAAATTCACATTGAGAAGATCCGCACTAGAGTGCATCAGTGCATCCTGTAGCTCCATACTAATGCGCTGAGCATCTGTAAGATTGTTCACTCCCTCTGTTATCCCCATAATTGGACGTCTCATCACAGTGCCTGGTGTAACACTGCCTGCGATACTTTGATCATTGCTGTTAGTTGTACCGTCATTTTTATTTTGTTTGGCTGTGGCGCTAGAATCGGAATTTTCTTTTTCAACATCTCCACTTAACCTCTTACCTTTAACCCCATCACTGGGTATGGTTGCAAAATAACTGAATTTGAAATCAATAGCAAAATCTATCACGTCTAAATTTTTTCCTGTGTACAAATAGTCATATTCTTTATTAACGTTGTCTTGTAAAAATTTTTCAGGCACAATTGGTGCATCATTAGGTTTAGCAAATATACTGGCCATAACCCTGTAGGGCAGCACATTGTACACATATAAATTAGGATATCTTCCATATTCTGCAAATATTTTTTCATCCGGTATAATGAACACTTGTGTAAAAATTGTGAACCATTGTATTGTGCCTAGGTCTGACTTATCTTCCAGGATTTTAAGTGCTTCAACACCACACTCTGAATATTGTATCACTGTGGAGATAATGTTTTCTATACTGGAACCTTGCGGAAAAGTTAATCTACTACTCCTTAAATCTCTAAAGTCTTGATCAGTTTTTCTAATTTTTTTATTTTCATCATTAGTAAAAAATTGCTCTGCTACTTGACCTACCTGATCTTTAGTTAGATTAAGTTTGAATTTTCCTATGGGATTCACTGTCTCTAGTTTTTGTTTGTATTGAAATGAATTAGAAGCGGATCTAACTTCGGCACCAGTGGCCAACAATTCACTTCTTAGTTTGTCTACATCTACGCTGCCAGTATTTTTGTTTGATTTTTCTAAATCCCGCCTATTCTTTGCTGCCAAAGCTGTTGCCTCAGGAAAATTTATAACAAAATCATCCAATTGGATTTGGTTTTTTTCTTTTTCCTCCGCAGCCTCTCTTGATTTCTTTTGTTCCGCCGTTTCTTTTTTGGAGATATTGCCTGCTGGTTTAATTTTTTGTTCTTTCTTTTTCTTGTTTAAAACTTCCTGCAATGATTTGGCATTGCCCTGCAGCATTTCAACCACTGTGGTGCCTTGCAGTGTGATTTCTGTGTTGATTTGTTGTGCACTTCTGTTGAGCGCTTGGTGATTGAAAGGAATAGCCTCCACCGCATACATACTGCCACCCTGTGACACTGAAAACTCCACATTTACTATTTTACAAATTAGATTACTGTCGGGCAAGTTGTCTGACGGCATTATTTTACCTTCACTGTCATAGCCTTTGTATTTCACGTGCAATAGATAGGGGGCCTGGGTGTAATTTTTGTGTTTCAACACTTTGGCACTCTGTCGTAAGGTTTCCAAAAAACCTCCTAGACTGTAGGGTTCATACACTTTGAAATTCAATTTAATCACTGTGGCATTTTTGCTTTTGGGTGATCCTGCTGGGATTGATTCTAGTTCTAAATCTTGAATAAAAAATTCTCTTTTATTGTTGTTCCTATCTAAAGTGGGCACTTTGAAAGCATCTGCACTGCCACCACTTCTGGCAATCAACTGCAAACCATTTTTTTTCCCAACTATTCTTGCTGGACGATTGTTTTCTTCAACACTGAGAGCATACAAGGACACAATGGTGTTAAAAGATGAAAACTTGTGTAATACATTTGGCTCCACATTTCTAAATTTTGTGTAGGTCAATCGACCCTTGTCCTGCGGATTAGCTATTTTCTTGCCCAGCCTGCTGGTGTCCACAGGCACCACTGATCTAGCCTGCAAGGCATCAGGTATGCCACCTATGTCAGGATTGATGCCACCCTGCACTGTGATAGCAGTGTCTAATTTAAGATTTTTTGCAGTGTTGCCGAACTCGCCCAACGGATCAGTGCCGAATCCAGGATTGTCTGTGCCAAATTTGCCAAATTCACCCAAAGGGTCGTTCACGTCATAACTGAGTGCTTTTTCGGTGGCCTTATCTTTGAAATATCTTGTTAGGTCAGGCATTTTACAATCCTAAGTATTCACGCATCAATGGTCCTTGTGGCACATATATCTGTAGTCCTGCCACAAAATCATAGATAGGATCCTTAAGACTGTCAGGATTACG